GTCCCCAGTAAGCTAACGCCTGTTATTTGTTGGGGGGGATATTTTTCACGGCTCCGGTGCGCTTGTCTAATCCGCAGCGCGATTTATTTCTCAGCAGATAGTCTCGACCACTACGTTTTTATTTCTGACGTAGCGCTGAAGTTCCTGCAGACGTTCTTCTGCTTTCTTCCGGTCGTCCATTTCTTTGAAGCAGTATTCCTTCATGCAGAAGACTATTCTGTCCGGATCTATTTCTTCATACTCTTTCACGGTAGGAGCTGTTCGGATAATATAAATCTTCTTGGCGTACTCATGGCCCTTTGCCATGAAGCCCTTAAGGAAATCGTTAGCCATTCTTCTGGCAGGCTTAAAGTATTCTTCGCCAGGATTATTTAACCTGAAGGCTTTTGCTATTGCATCCAGATCATAGGCAAGACTAAACTCGTCCATTTGTTTTCTGACGTAGGTTGTCTTTCCTGTTCCTCTTAGTCCGCATACAAGAATCGTTTCTTCTTTACAGCTTATCGGAATCTTTTGAGCAGCTGCAGTAGCTCTCATAAAGAGCATTCCTTTTTTGCTCAGTTCTCCCGTGTAATGATTGTGCATTTCATCATGACATTTGCTGCAAAGGCTTATAAGGTTCCATCTTTCGTAAGCGTACTGCGGATAAGTAAGAAGTGGCATTTTGTGATGAACGCAGTCAGCATTTTTATGGATGCCATTTGCAAGGCAGCACTGACACATATATTTGTCTCGGATCAGGATGGAATTTCTTGTTGCAGCCCATTTGTTTGTCTTATAAAAAGGATTCTCGTTATTTTTCATAATCTGGTCGCGCCGCCGGCGCTTCCCTTACATAGGCTGCCATTCAACATGGCCCATTGTCTCGATGTAATCGCCGTTATTGTCTACCCAGTGCGGTTTCATTGATACCTGGCAAACGTAATACTTAAGATTCATTTCAAGTTCGCCATCAATAAGGCACTTATACCATCCTGGCTTTTTCGGCCATCCGCTATTCCATTTCTGAACTGACATCCTGCACCTACCTTAGCTGTTTACCCTTTTTTCTCAAACAAAAAAGGCGGCGCTTTAAGTCGCCGCCCCTTTTATGAGGTCTTTTTCCTGTATGAAAAGACGTATGGCGAATACTGGGGTAAACTTCAATTATCGCCAATATCACAGTAGCACACTTCATAGTGTTAAAAAGTGTCCTCTTTTTCATCCGCCTTTTCAAAAGATCCTTTTGAAAGTGTCTCCGCCAAGTGATAGAGCGCACTTCCGTGGATTTTCTTAACATATCTTTCGTAATAATTCATTTTGATCGCAACCTGATTCCAGGTCGGAAGCTGCCCGTCGAAAGTCGTCAGGTAATAATAGCGCATTACCTTTCTTTCGTTGGAATCCTCGATCTGTCTTATCAGCTGCTCCGCTCTTATCTGCTTCTTGGCAAGGCGCATAATACTGGCGCCCAGCTCCATTTCAAGATCTGCCACAGCTGCGCATTCTTTTCCGAATCTGTCTTCAGGACTAACTTGGACCTTGTCGGAATCATATACGATTGCCTTTGGAAAGAGCGATAGCTCTTTCTGCTGAATGAGATCCTTTATCTGCTGGATCTCTGCCTGTTCGCTCCGGACATCCCGGAAGAACTCTTTTAACTGTTTTGTGTCCATTATTTACCCCCTCTTGCCCCCTCAAAACAAGAGAAGTTCAGTGGCCTGCTGCGTTATCGCAGCATTAAATCTTCCGAAGTACGTTTACTTCCTGTGGTAAAAATCCAACGTCCCCTATGTAGTACATATTTTGATGTTGCATCGGTCTTTCCCTGTTCCAGGTGCCGATAAAGGTCAGTTCTCCGATATGGACGCTTCCGTCCGAAAGCTCCACATAGACAACCTTATTCAGAAAATGCCGGAGTATTCTGTCCTGCACCTATTCCCCCTTGCTGCGATTTCGCAGCATTTATTCTTCATCCTCAATTTCTACTTCCTGGTACGATTCATTCTTTTTCGAAAACATCGAACAGACGCTAACAGGCCGAAGTCCTAACATCCTTGCAAGCTCTGTTTTGCTATCAGCCACAGCCAGCGGAAGATATGGCGGATCAGTCGAATACTTCACATATACTTTCATTCATCGTTTATCCTGTGCCACCTGGTCCAGTCTACCCTAATATGACATACCGGACATGAGACTATGTCCGTTTCGTGGTCCATGAAGCAATAACCACAGTTCGGACAGTAAGCATCGTCGCACAGCCCCCTTATTTCTAGTTCATACACTTTGTTCGGATCCGGAAGGAAGTCATATATATTAAGCTGCCCCGGAAGCTCTTCAGATCTTGCCATTTTCTTTAAACTTGAAGCGTATTTCTGCAATAATGTCCAGGACATCATTGCTTATAGTGATCTCCGCCACTGAATCAGGATCCTCTGTAAGGACCACCAGTTTGGCAAGCGCTCTAAGATCCTGGATGAAGCCAGGCGAAAATTCGTAATCCTTTTCTATTTTGTTCATTGTTCCCCCTGCTCTCCGGAAGCTCCGGAGCTTAAACCTCTTTTAATGCTTCGTCCATCTGATCCAGTGGCTGCTCCATGAACTCAAAACTAAACATTTTGCTGAAGCAGCTGCGACATATATCGAAGTGTTCCGCGCCATTTTCACTGGCTAAAAACGCATTTACATAAGTCTTCGCCGTAATTTCTTTCATGTCTGAATAATCATCCGCGATTTTCTTGCATCTGTCGCACTTTTTAACTGTTGACATGTTTAACCCCCTATTTACATCAGATCCGGCGCATAAATATCAATAAGTGGAAGCCCTGTTCTCAAATATTGCCCGGTCTGTATTACATTCCTATCCATTAAGCTTTCAGGAATATCTTTAACTAAACCTCTGAAGACTTCGTGGCTTAATGATTCAAAAATATCGTAAGTTCCTTTTGCATATATCACGACCTCGATATTCATATTCTCGTCTATCACATAATCTTTTATTTTCTGCATGTTCTCCCTGTTTAACCTCTCAAATCAATTAGTCGCATCTTCAGTCTCCTGCTCTTCATCAACTTCACAATCTGAAGTCATATTATTGAAACATCCTCTAAGCATGTTATAGAAACCATCAGATAAAGCATTACTTTGCCTTAATTCATTTGCATCACATTCAATCTCTGTTACTGTTGTTCTTATTTTCATCTTCAGCCCCCTTCAAAGCATTGATTTTCTGTTCAAGCCTATCTAGGCGATTAACAACGATAATAAACTGTAATGTTGTTATTAAACCTAATCCCATAAAGGCAATAAATACTTCACTCATTCTCTCCACCTCTCAAAGCATTGATGCGCTCTTGAATAACCTCAGAGCTTGCTGAAACACCTTCGTAAAATTTGTTGATATGCTGAAAGCCTAATGGTTCATCAATTTTAATTTCCTCAATCTCCAACTGTATCTCTGTTAGTATAGCCACCATATCAGCCTTAAGCCTTGCATTATAATCGCATTCAAGCATCTGACGTTCTTTTGTAAGTTGTATGACCTTAAGCTTATATATCTGATTTTCTCGACATAGTTGTTGAATCGTCATCCTGGCTATCCTTGCCTTTCTTGTTATCTTCCTTCAGCTTCTCTACATAGAGCTGCAGCACCTTAATGGCCGTGCGAAGCTCCTTGTTTTCCTGCTGAAGGGAATAAAACTTGCAAATTATGCTGATAATGCAGTAGACCGTTCCAAATAGTGCGAAGGCCACTGTAATGATTAAAGATATGTCCATGTTGTCCCCTTAGAGCTTTAGCTCTTCCTGAATCGGAATAAAATGTCTGCAGCTAAACTTAAGCACCTTAAAATCGTTCTTGTAATACCGGATCTTATGCTGCAGCTTAGGGCATTCGAAAATTATGTATTTATGACCGCCTTCCTTAAGCTCTGTGATCTTACAATGTTCGTAATATGCGCAGTCCTTGTGGTAAACCATATTATTCATTCTCAGGATCCTCTGGTGTTCGCCTTATCGTAATAAGGCATTCTCTTAAATCAATGTTAATCTTGTAGCCTTCCTTCCGGAGCGTTCTGACGTAATTTATCATTTCGTTCGGATTCAGGCATTTGATCGTGTCGCCTATTTTTAGCATGATCTCCACCTTCCAGTTTCGTGTATTGATAAATCGGGCGCAGAAAAGCCTTGGATAGCCGCGGAACTTCGCGCTTGGCTATAATGATCTTCTTGTCCCGGTTTTCGAAAAATTCAATTTCCTTACTGATCTTGCGTTTCTCCATCCCTATCCTCGACACAGGTAAGTCTTCGGATCTTTCCATAGTTCCGAAAATCGACTTCAAGATTGTGCTTCCTGCACTCAGCTTTGCCAAAATCCCAGCATTCGCCGCCGATTATCTGCGGTGCATACAGGATTTTGAAATATTCACAGTTTTCGCAGCGCATCTTTCATTTGCTCCATTGCTTTCTGAACGATAATAAGACAGTCTTCCTGTGCGTCAAAATAAGTATTCCCATGCGGCAGTTCATTCAGGGATTCAATTTCGTATATTATTCCCTGGAAAAGCTGCACAGCATATTCTTCGCTAATGGCCCTGTGTTCCTTAAGCTTCTTCTGAAAGTCCAGCTCTTCAGGTAAGCAGTTTTTAATCTCAATCATCTTCTTCAGCTCCAAAAAGTGTTTCTAGTGTCTCTTTGTCCTGGAAGGCCGCAGCTCTCTCAGGACAGTCTAAATTGCAAAGAACGCACAGCATTCCGGAAGTATAAACCCTGCAGCGGTTCTTAAGAACTGCATTTTCACGCTTAAGCTTGTCTACGGTTTTCTTTGATTCAAACATATTATTTCCTCATGATCCCGTTAAGGATTCCGATAATTGTTTCCTTCTGCAGATCATCCAGGGCGCTGATCTCTGAGATAGCAGCTTCGATAAGATCCTCTGAGTAAAAAACGTGTTGTCCGTCCTGCTGGTTCAATACAGCTTCGTCAATATGGTTTCCTGGATCACTGCACTTCAGAACTATTCTGTGTCTTTTTTCCATCTTCGATTTCTCCTTTTAATTTTTCTAGCAGCTGCCTGCGATGCTCAAAGCTCTCTCTGAAGTCCTTTGCAGACTTCCACAGAACTGCTTCCTGGTCGATATGGTCCATAAGCCAGGACCTTTTGTAGATCACATAATCGCCGGAGACTGCCTTGCATATTGTTCCTTCCTGAATGTCGTTTATTATCTGCTGTGATATTTTCCCCATAGCTTAACCCCCACAAATAAGAGCATCTGCCAAAAGAATTACAGCAGCGATAGTTACCAGGGCAAGATATAACCTCTCAAGCCCTTTAATCAGTGTTTCATTAAAGATTTCGTCAAATTCGTCCATGCAGCATCCCCCTTTAAAATAAGCTCATTTGCCCTTCAATCTGGGCGTATTTGTTTTTGTAATCCTTCATCCGCTGGATATAAACGCCGGTAATTACCGTCGAATAGGATCCTGTACTTGTCGTAACAATATTTGATTCCAGGACATCCGGAATCTTAAGAGCATCTTTCAAAAGGAGCTGCCAGTCGCCATTTTTGACACTTAGCATCTTTATGCGCTGTCCGCAGGACGGACAGTATTTCATCCATCTGTCTACTTTGACATTTTCGCCAAAGGAAGCGCATACCGGACATATTGCAGCTTCGTTTGCCGGTATTGCCAGGACCAGATCTCTCTCTGGATTCATTCCCCCTTCTTTCTGTTTACCCCCAGAAATTATATTTTTATGTGCTGCAAATTTATCGTGCGTTTTTGTGAAAAAATCGCAAATTCTTGCGATATTTTCACAAATTCATAAAATTAGCTCGATGCACTGCGCTCGCAAAGGCCATTTCCATAGACCTTTGATCGTAGCCCTTTTTCATCATACTTTGGACTACTGCGCTGAATAACTGCAGAAGCTGCATTTCGTTGCCTTTGTCCGCGTGGAGCAGAACATCGGCTTCCTGATCGTTGGCTATAACAGCCAAAATAAAAGTTTCCTTGCTGCTAAAATTCATTAATGGCTTATCCATCAAAACCTCAATTCTCGACAAGCAGCGATTCAAGCGCCTTGAAGTCTATGTTGCTATTTTCGATATTGTTGAACCTATTTGTCCTGTCGCGGATATTCTTGACCTTTTCCTTCTTGGCTTTCTGTTTGTCTTCCAGAACGCGTTCTTTAGGCCATCCGCTGTTTAGGATGTAAAAATGTTCTTTTTCCAGGATTTTCTTTTTCTCCGAAGGCGGAAGCTCCTGAATGTACTGGTCGAAAATTTCTATCTCTCGATCGGTGTCTTCCTTGCCGGAGCTATTGACAAGTATGTTATACTCGTCTGTAGAAAGCCTGACGTTGCCGTACTGGCCGTATTCAGCCTTCTCCCCCCTGCAAGGTTCGTCTGGTACAGCATCGTCTTTCTTCTTTCTTGCTTTCGGTTTCTCGGACTTATCTTTTTTCTTTCCACGTCCGCCCTTTTTCCCGTTTTTATACTTGATAATTGATTTTTTTATTACTGGCCCTGCAAGTGTCATAGCCATAATAACAGCAGGATCCTCTGAATTGCTCTCGATCCCGTAAAACATATAGTTCATGATTGCTTCGTAAATTCTAAGTCTTGTAGCGTCGTCAAAGCCTTTCGCACTGTCAAAAAAAGAGCGAAACATTATGCAGGAATCGCGCTCTATCTCATGTTCCATATTGAAGCTTACCCCCATTCTTTCTTTTTCATATTCGTGAGTTGATATAGTTGTTTTCTTGCCACAGGTCCCCCTTCCTGCGGCGCAAGCGCCGCTTTATTTGTGATAAATAATAGCCGGAGTGAACATTTCTCCTGGCTATAGGTATCAGATATCAAGCGGCCTGTCAGCTTGTAAAAAATTCTCGCAGGTATCATGTTTGTACTTGTAGGGAACCCTGCGAAGCTTCTTGTCTGTTTCTTCTTCCGCGTTTAAAGTGCAAAGCAGCTTACACCACGGAAATTTTGTAGAATTTTTTGGATCTCTTATAACTGCATAAGAGCAGTTCTTGCATACCTTTTCGTTGTCCATGAAAAATCCCCCTATTTTCCATGTAGCTTTTCTAGTATTTCCGACTTTTCAAGGACCCTTTTGACATATCCGGACAGCTGGCCCTTCTTTGTCCTGGTAAGCACATTTTGCTCGCCGTGATAATATGCCAGGACCACAGCAGGATCATTGTATGTCTCGAATAGTTCGAACAGATAGTCAGCTCCTGCGTGAATATTGCCGTCCATATCGTATATGTCAGTAACGCCCAGGTTCTTAAGTCTGTCCTTGTGTACAGGCTCATTGATCTGCATTATTCCTTTGCAGGTTCCTGCAGAAACATTTGCCAGGTAACGAGATTCATTCCAGCAGATTGCTTCCAGAAGCTCCGGGCAAATATCATATTCTGCCCCGTACTTCTCGCAGATCTCTTTCACATCATCCGGCGCGTCAATATCCGCATCGTACTTAGCGGAAGCTGTAATTGCAGACGTGGATATTAACGCCGCTGCCAAAAGCAGCGGTATCACTTTCGCGGCGCGCATAATGCAGCCCCCATTATTGCTAATCCGATTGTAAAAAATAAAATACTGGGAATCATGTTCGAAGAATCGGCCGTTACGATTCCGGCCAGAACTAAGAAAAATGCTCCCCCTGCATATTCTTTCTTCATGCCGTTTCTTTCTCCCTGCAGATACTACCTTGCAATATGATCTCATATACTGGATTATCGCCCGGAACAACCTTCCCCTTAATGGTGTCCGTCCTGGTTCCATCAGCCAGCACATGAACTATTTTCGGTTTCTTCATCGTCTTGGACCTCATAAAAATAAGTTGCAGGTACATTAAAAAACTCTGCTAATTTGTCAATAGTCTTGCGTTGTACCTTAGTTCCACGCTTACGCCAAAAGTACATAATTGCTCTTGACACACCTGTTTTTTGCTCAACATAGTAATCGCTTATGTAGTTCTGGTTCCTGAGCTTTTCGTAATTCTCATAAATTGGACTTGGTGTAGCCATTTTTCTTTCCTTCATTCGTTTATTTTTCGTTTAGAATATGCTATACTGTGCTTGAACACTGAACTTTTGTAACATATTCCAGCGTTAACATTTGACTAAGATGTTAACGGTTGTAATTAAATACTAAACGGCATTTTTACCAAAAGTCAAGAGTTTTTTTATACTAGTTTAATTTTTTTACAAAAAGGGGTAATCGTCATGACGTATGAAGAGTATTGTAAACTGCGCGATTCCTATGGTCTGACCGACTATGCTGTAGCCAGTTTGTCGGAAGTTTCTCGCGCCACATTGAGCCAATGGAAAAATGGCAGGTCTAAACCAAGCAAAAGCACCATAAACAAAATTAAACGTTTATTTGAAAACTACGAAACTACTATGCAAAAGCCTTTCGAAAAAACTACGTTCCTTAATCCTGATATTGCGTTTTATGACCCTCAATCAGGCGAAAAATATTATATTGAACCAGGTCCAGCGATAAATAAAGTGTCTGTCAAGTTATACGATGGAACATCCTGCGATCTTTCTCTAGCTGAATACAAACAATTATCAACTGCTATTAATGCTTTTATTTTTGCCTGGATTAAAGACAAAAGTGAAAACACTGAACCAGATTCTGGATTAAATAATAATCAAAAATAGTTTTTAGGTCCGTTTTTCTCGCGCGCGCGATATATATATTTTCGTAAGAAAATATATTAATCCTAATCCTAATCCTAATCCTAATCCTAATTACGAACCTAACCGAAAGCAAAATAAAAGCAAAATAAAAGCTAATCAAAAGCAAAATAGCACTATGTAATCCGCGTGGTTACTGCGTTTTAGATTTTTTGACCAATCGGGTTAATGGCACATTTAAAGCAAAATATTTCAAGATCATTGTTATGGTTTTTCTTTAAAAAATTTTTTAATAAAAAAATAAAAAGCAAAAATAAAGCTAAATTGCAGTTAGGTTTCATTTGCTTTCGTTTGCTTTCGGTTAGGTTTTATTTTGCTTTTGGTTTGCTTTTGGTTAGGTTTAGAGTACAAAATTTTATACTCTAAATTATAAAAATTAATAATCTGTATTCTGACAGAAAGGACGGTGGTTTTATGAAATCAGAATCATTTATTATTGCCGGTGTAAGACATTATGAAGACAATATTATGTCGTTACTTCGTGAAAATGAAGATTTTGACCGTTCAAAGCAGGAACTGAAGGACTGGTACATGGATCAGAAGGTCCCTGAGTATGTTCCTAAGACGAAGCTTCAGATTGTCCTGGAAGAAGAGCCAACTAATCAGTATGATCCGAATGCTGTTAAGGTCCTTATGAATGGCCTGACTGTTGGATATATTAAATCAGGATCCTGCGCCCACGTTAAAAACATTATGGCTGCAGGTATCAGAAAGATCTTCGTAAAAGAAATAGCTATAGGTAGATATAAGTATGTTACTGAAAATAGCGTAGAAACTGAAAACTACGGCTATCCGAAGATCACGATTGTTGTTTCTTATGGTCCGGATGAAGAAGCAGCTTCTCCGGATCCAGAAGTAAAAGCTGGTGTAAAAAATACACAAGCTAAGGTGCCTAGAAAGGGAATGAAGAAGCGCTTAATCATCCTGGCTATTTTCGCCTGGATAATATTGTCAGCTCTTTGTTACCTGCTTACTCCGCCCTTAGTCTTAGGAATTGTTATTTTTGCACTTGTTTACAATATTTTTAAGAGGTTGAAAATTTGAACGTAGCAGGTTATGTAAGAGTTTCTTCTGAAGAGCAGGTCGAAAACTATTCGATTCCGCAGCAGAAGGAAATGATAGAAAATTATTGTAAGGTCCGCAGCTGGAACCTTATAAAAATATATGGTGATGGCGGTTTTACCGGAGCTAATACTGAACGTCCGGCGCTTAATGAATTTCTTGATAATGCCGGAGCTTACGACGCAGTAGTAGTTTATAAGATTGACCGTTTTTCCAGATCTCAAAAAGATATGCTGAACATGATCGAGGTCCTTAAGGAAAAAGGCTGCAAGTTTGTTAGCATTCAGGAGAATTTTGACACATCTACGCCGCTTGGTATGGCGATGCTTGGAATCCTTGCTGCATTTGCGCAGCTGGAACGTGAACAGATAAAAGAAAGAATGTCCCTTGGACGAAAGGGACGCACTCAAAAAGGACTTTGGCGTGCTGGTTCCAATGTTCCCACAGGTTACGATTACATAGACGGCCATCTGGTTATCCGGGAAGACGAAGCTGTTCAGATCAGAAAAATTTTTGAACTGTTCCTGAAGGGATGGACCATAAATGCGATCAAGGAATATATGCACGAAAATTATACTAATCGCTACAGCTCCTGGTCCCACAATGGAACGATTACCACTACGCTGCAGAATAGTTTGTACATAGGAAAGCTCCCCAGTAAGTCCGACGGGACAGAATACCAGGGCGAACATGAGCCTATCATAGACGATATTACTTTCTATGAAGCGCAGCGCCTTCTTAAATTCCGCAGGGAACATTTTAGCGATATCTATAACAGGCCCTTCAAGGCCACACACCTTTTGTCCGGCATAGCTTACTGCAGCGAATGCGGCGGAAGGATCTCGGTAGTATCAGCGCATCAGTATAGATATTATGGTTGCCATAGAAAGAGCAGTCCGGATCCCAGAAAGCGAAAGGTCGTAAAATGCAAAACTCCTAACTATCGTGTCGAGGTTCTGGATCAGCTGATAATAGACGAAGTGCTTAAGCTCTCTTATGATCCGAAAGCGATCAAGCAGCGGATCCGTCCCAGGAAGAAAACGGATCACAGTAAAGCTCTTAAGACACTGGAAAAGCAAAAAGCCAGGCTCATTGATCTATATTCTGTTGGCGGAATAGAGCTGGAAGATCTTACAGGAAGAATTGATTCGATCACGAAGAAGATCCTTAGTCTTAAAAATGATAAGCCGCAGGATCCTGACCTGTCATACACAGAAGCTGTGGATCTGTTCAATAATGCCAGGGAAATTTTCGAAAGCGGAACTACTGAAGAAAAGCGCAGCATCTTAATGGCGCTCATAAAGAAAATTGTAATCACTGAAGATTCTGTAGAAATCTACTGGCGCTTTGAGTAAAAGCAAAAATGCACGTCTTTCGGCGTGCATTCTGCTGTAGCTTTGGCGCTCATAGAGACTATTGAATGTGTATTATGGGGAGTACACAATCCTTATGTATCAATTATATCATCATTTTTATGTCTATTGTTAATAGGGTTTTATCCCTACCGACAATAGACATAAATATTCGATATTTTATAAAATGCCATCATTTGAGCATATACGCCCTTTTTAGACACTTTTATACCTTGGACGATTAAGTTATCAAAAAATATTTTTTAAGCGAAAAGAGCCTAGAAATATTGATGTGAAATTTTATGAGCGGTATAATAATTATAGATTAACTGCTCATTTTTAGAAACCTCCTACAAATTGAGTAGACAGTGGCCCCTATGAAAGAAACTCTGTGAGAAAAATCCAAAAATACTTATCCCGGAAAAGAGCAGCTTCCCAGGCTGCTCTTTTTCTTGCAATAAAATAAGTCCCAGCGTGTAACCACACGACGCCGGGACTTACTTTATTGTATGAAAAAATACAATATGGTTTTTACTTAGTAATTATATCACTTCAGGAGCTTATTAACTATGCGCTGGATGGAATAATAATCATATCCTGCAGCTGTGAGAAGCTCCTTTCTTGATGGCTTGCTGTTTCTTGTTCCCCACTGGCCTGCAATAACTTCCTTGGCTATCTCTTCGTTAGTCTTTCTTCCAGGCTGCGTAAGTCTGATGATTCCATCAAAATCTACATCAAGATCACAGACTGGTCCTATTCCTGGAACTTTGCCCTTAGACGAATATTGCCAGGCTACGGCCATCTTGTAGGACGGTTTCAGGGAGCTGTAAGGATTATATTCGCCGACATCGTTCTTCGGATATCTTGCAATCCAGAAGTCGAAGTTGTTCTTCAGATCATCATGAATGACATTCATATACCAGTCACGGTTACAATATATTCCGACATAATATCCGGCTTTTCTGAAGATATCAGCATAAACCTTAACCAAGCCGCGAATATAAGCTTTGCCCCTGGCTCTTACAACATTTGCTTCAAGGTCCAGCCAGATTCCATATTCCAGCTGACGGCCTGCAAGATTTTTAATAAGAGCGTTAGCATCAGCTGCAGGATCTGCCATAGATGCCGAAGCAATAAAGATATAGACGCCACGGGCTATTTTGTTCTTGCCTGCTTCTTCGTAGTTATAGTCGAAGGTTTCGTCTTTTCTGTGGCTCTGCGCTTCATACTGACACTTCATAATCGCAAAGGCCTTTCCGGATCTTGCCACTTTGGCCCAGTCGATCTTCCCCTGGTAATGGCTTACGTCAATTCCTAACAGTTCGCCCATAATTACCCCTTCCTGATCTGCGCGATAGTCTGCAGAACTTTGTCATAACCGACTGTACTCCCAATAAATAAACAGAATGTCATAAGGACCAGGCAGACAATATTCTTAGGAGTAAAAGGAATATCCATAAGAATATATGCTGCAAAGGTTCCGCCCATTCCTACGATAGCAGCATCAACCAGGGCGATCATATTGCAGGATAAGTTTTTCAGGATCTTCTTTAGCGCCTGGGTAAGAAGAGAAGAAGCTGCGCTTCCAACTGTAAAAAGAAAGATAAATAATTCGATCGTCATAATTTTTTACCCCCTACTTAAGCAGTCTTCCGGATCTTAAAAAGCTTTATCAGGCAGCACAAAAAAGCTTCGCCGCCGCAAAAGAACTTAACAGCTTCCGTAAGAGCATCGTGAGTTATGCCGGTAATAGACGAAACTATCAGCTCTACTATGGAATAAAGTGTAAAAAATACTAAGCAGTAGATAACATATAGGCTTAACTTATCCAGCGGCTTTTTATGAAGTTTCTGTAATCTCTCGATTCCTGTTTTCATAGGCATATCACTTCTTTGCAAGATATTCGTGGAGCTGCTTCTTGGCGTCCTTAAGGTCGTCTGAGATTGTTTCCTCATGCGATATACAGAACTGTATTTCAAATTCGATAAGGGCAAGCAGGCAGTGCTGCATAACATTCATGGCCTGCTCGTTTACTTCGATCTGGGCGTCTCCTTCCTTGACATTCTGCTTAAGAGCGCGCAGCTCGTTTTCAAGGATCGCCACGCGGTTCTCAAGGGTAGATCTTGGCTGGCCCAAAAAACGATATCCGCCATAAATAATAATAATAATGTTCGCAGACGCAAGGATCGCCTGTAAGTAAGGCAAGATGTTTGATACCATTATTTTCCCTCTCATAAGTAAATAAACTTATTTATCTAAAGCTTCAGGAACTAAGTCCTTCAGCTTATTTTCATATTCGTCGCAGGTCGTGTACTGGGATAAAAGACCTATTGTTTCCCGGTTTAGTTCTAGGAGCTTTTCGATAAGCTCTGCCTGCAGCATTATTACTTTGCTTAAATCGTCCATATTTGTTCCTATGCTGCTAAAAGGACATTTCTTTGCCAGGTCCTTATAATGATCTTCAGCTTTCGAAGCGTATGTTTTCTTATGAATCTGTGATGAATGTTATAGCTATTGCAATGTTTGAGCATTCCAAGTCTTGATATAAGCGCCTGGGCGAACTTAACTGTAACCTTGTTACCATGTTCGCGGATTCTGTAATAAGACCTCAGCTGCCGTTTAAGTGTCAGAAGAGACTGCTTTCTTAAGAGTGTATATCCTTTTCCGAATCTGTAGCCTAAAGCGTTAGGCAGTCTTTTATTGGTCCTGAATATCTGCCAGTTACCTTTAAGTTTAAGGCCATGAACGGATAACCAATCCTGAATAAAATGAAGAAGCTTCTTAGCTTCTCTTTTACGATTGCAGAAAATAGTGAAATTATCCATGTAACGGATGCAGTGAGCTGCTTTGAAGTTTTCTCTTATGGCGTGGTCCAGCGGCTGAAGAAATGTATTAGCAAACCACTGTGAGCAGTAGGCACCTATTTGAACGCCGTCCGTTAAGATCCTTTCCATCAGATCAAGGACCTTATGATCCTTGATAAGGTGTCTCATCCGGTCCATAACAATAACAGGCTTAAGCGAATCATAAAAATGATAAATATCCGCTTCGATGCAGTATCTGGTTCCGCTATTGTCTTCGTTCATCCATTTCCTGATTGCCTTAACGCCATAGTGTGCGCCACGTCCCTTAATTGAACCACAGCACCACTTATCCATCCCACGCATCATAACAGGTTCTACTACCTGTACCAAGGCGTGATGGACGCACTGATCCGGAAACATTTTTGGCTCGCAGATATCGCGCCATTTTCTCGCATTCCTGTCGTAGCGCTTCTTTCTTGTTACTTCGTTCGGAACGTAGCCTTCAATAATGATCTTCTTAAGCTCAGCTACGCGCTTATCGAGTGTATCTTCAAGCCATTTCGCTGTCTTATTCGGAATATCCGGATATCTAACCCACCTATGCGAATTGATTACAGTAATAATGGCTTTCTTCAAATTTTCATCTGAAATAAGTTTAGGGAAAAGATTATTTACTCTTTTCATAGGATCACTTAAAGATCTCCTTTTGCCTAACAGGTGTTCCAGCGTCCTTTTGGATGTACTAACCTGTCCCTTGTTGGCATTATTTTCAGCAAGAGCTGCGCGAAATCCATACCCTATGCTAATCGCTCGATGTAGCGGATTAACCGTTGTATTATGCCGGATATCTCAAAAAGGATATGGGAGCCGATGTTGGCGTTCTGGTTCGAAGCCTGGTTGTTGCCGTTCAGGTAGAACGCACCGTAGTTCTGGTTCTGGTTGTAGTTACCACCGACGTTCAGAACGACGCCAGAAGCGTTGTAGTTGCAGCGGTCGTCACAGAACTAAAACATCCACTCGTGGTATGGAAATCCCATTGTTAACAGTTGCATTTTCTATTTCGGAAGGTAATATGTGGGAAAAGGGGCTTACGCCCCCTTGTTTTCCCACACCCTTTTCAACCCCCAACCGCTGCGCGGTTAAGGTAATTTTTGGAGACGGGAGCCGATGTAGACGTACTGGCTC